CTCCGCTTCAGTATGCATTCCCCCGTAATTGTCAAAGTACTTTGCATAACTCATTCGCAACATTCCCACCACATGTTTGTGTGTGTGGAAGAAAACAATCTGATTGCGTGAAAGACGTTGGTCTAACTCACGATCACCACGGCGCACGGCGGTCATCCGCCGCATCGCTAATCGTACGTTGTTGTTGCTGTTTTCATAGATGACTCCATTGTGGAGAACGGTCGGGCCGAAAAGGGTGCGATAACTACCATCGCCCCTAATCTGACCTTTCGCTCGTCGCACGAGAGCCTCTTGAGGGAAGCGGATTTCTCCATCGGAAAAGAATTCCTTGCCTTCAGTGCAGCGAAAATGGTGGTTGTAGATGAAATCTTCACCGTGACCAGCACTGGTCACTTTCGCTGCGTCGCAAGCTGAGGTGTTCACTAAGTACGGGTCCTTTTTGATCTTTGAACAGAAGATCGGACCCGGTTCGTGAAATCCGGCACATTAGTACCGGTTGTTGCCATTTTGTGCAGCAGACCGCGAACGACGCATTGGTTCACGATTGCTATCACTGTCCACGTGATTAACATTGGCTTCTTCAGGTGCATCGGCTCGTCCTGGAGGCGTCGCCCTACCCAGTCCGTAACGCCTGAATTTAATGTTTGTGATATTGTAAAATCTGCCTGCAAAGCTGCCATCCTCATAAGTTTGGGATCTACCAAAGCCTCATTCAAGAGGTTGATATAAATTGGCACTTCTTTAGTGGTATTGTACATATCTTGGAGTAACACAAGATCTCCCTTTTTGTCTTGAAGCTTTGAACCATTCCTGTCAAATTTCAGGAACCAATTCCGAATCTCCTTTGTCGAAGCTCCTTTGAAATGGAAGGCTTCGCCGATGGTGGTTTCAGAAACCTGATTGACATGAAATTGCTCACCTACACTGCAACAGCAGCAGTGTGTAGCAAGATTGATCCGGCAAGTGTTCAACCATTTTATACAACCCCGCTTTTCAACGATTCCGGAGTTTAAATAAATGGAAAATCTCTGTTCGGCAAAAATAGAGAGAGGATCTGTTTCCTCCTCCCGTATCATAACCTCCCGGCCCGGAGGTGATAAGGTAACGACAACTGGCGAAGACTCTTCATTTTCCGCCGGAGCGGAATCTCTGCTATAAGCAGGTGCGGCCGAAGCCGAAAGTCCAGTCGAAGCACGCGTAAGTGACGCGTATCTTAATCGTGTGATCGGGGGTTTCTCGTTGGCAACATCTGGTAATATGCTGCGTGAGATGCACATGAGTGCGGTTTCATCAGATTCTTTCTGTTCCGGGAGAGAGATCTGGTCGTATGCTTGTCGGACATTTGTTGCGCCGTCCGAATGGCTAGAGCCGAAGGTGATGTTTTCATTCTTGTCTTCTTTGAGATAGTCAGGAATTTGAACTTTTGCTGTAGGATTCACCTCGTTTTTGTGCTCGTCACGATTCCCTCGTTGGGAAGCTTTTA